TCCCAGACATGTCAGCATTTGAATATGTGGGAAATGCTTCCGCCGGTTATGTGAAGCTGCCGAACGGCTTTAAATTGCAGTGGCTGGAAACGGGAAAAGTACCGGCAGGCACTACCGGGGTCGGGTACTGGGCGTACCCGTTATCTGTTTGTTTATTTGCTATCGCAGTCCCTGTTGCTGTTACCCCGAATACGACAGCGGGAAACGTTGTGGCCGGGGCATTTTCAAACGCAGCAGTAGAGCTGCATAACTGGGGGCAGATTTCTGCATCTGCACGCATTATAGGGATTGGACGATGAGTGGATTTTATTATTCAGCAACCACAAACGGCGCGTACCCGCAAAGTGACATCGAAATTTTTAAAGCTACCGGCACCTGGCCGGACGATGCGGTTTTAATGTCTGCGGAAGTGTTCAGCGAATTTTTTAGCGAACTGCCACCGGCAGGAAAAATGCGGGTTGCCGGGCCTGATGGTTTACCTGCCTGGGCTGACATCCCCAAACCTTCGAAAGAAGAGTTGATTAATCAGGCAGAACAGGAAAAACAGCGCCGCATAGACGAGGCTATGCAGTCAATCAGCGTTATACAGTTGAAACTACGGGCGGAAAGAAAACTAACAGCCGACGAAACGGTTAATTTAAATCTGACGCTGGATTATATTGAGGCGGTGGAAGCTACAGACACCTCCACCGCGCCGGATATAAACTGGCCCGCTATTCCGGCTTAACAGGCCAGCTAATGTCGGGTGCTGTCGCGGTATCGACACGCATAAACAGCACCCAATATTTTTTTCCACGCTACAAACTCACTGGCTTCCTTGCCCTTGGCGATATCAGTCTCAACCGCATCCTTTCGCCAGGCTATTTCCATGTCTGCTTTTGATCGTAAAATATTGCGTTGTTGCTCTGCTATTTCTGTCAATTCACGTTGTGACAGCGGCGGCGGATTAGTCAAAACCGGATAGCTTGTATTATCTGCTGTAATCATTTCCCCGGTCTTTACCAGAATTTTCCCGCAAATTGCGCATTGTCTGAACCATGAAACATGGCTGTATAAATGACCAGTAATTATTGTTTTTGTAACCTGAAAACAGGCACATAAACGAGAAATGGTTATGCAGAAAGCGGTTATTGGTCCGGCGACGTTGTATTGTGGTGACAGTCTGGAAATCTTGCGGATTCTGGATGAACAATTTGATGCGGTGGTGACTGACCCGCCTTATTCAAGCGGTGGCATGACACGCGGTGATCGCGTGGCAAAGCCTTCTGAAAAATACGTTAACAGCACTCACCATCACGAATTCTATGGTGATAACCGCGACGCCCGATCATGGGCATTCTGGATGACGCAATGGTTAAGCCAGGTAAACCGGCTGGTCGTTCCGGGTGGTTACGCTATGGTATTTACCGACTGGCGGCAGCTTCCTACCCTGACCGATGTGTTTCAGGCGGGGGGCTTTATCTGGCGCGGGCTGGTTCCGTGGGATAAAACGCTTTCCAGTCGCGCACCTCATACCGGATATTTTCGCCATCAGTGTGAATATATTGTGTGGGGCAGTAACGGGCCGCTGCCGAAAAGTCAGCATGGCGGACCATGGCCCGGACTTTTGACACAGCGGATTATTCCTTCTCATAAATTGCATATGACCGGCAAGCCGGTTGAGTTAATGGAAAAACTGACCGCGCCGGTCGCACCGGGCGGAAAAATTCTCGATCCGTTTATGGGCAGTGCGTCCACGGGCGTGGCTGCAATCCGCCGGGGCTGCCGGTTCACCGGTATTGAAATGAGCCAGCAATACTTCGATATTTCATGCGAGCGGCTGGAAAAGGAAATGGCAGCGCTAAAAGCTGGCGTGTTGTGCCAGTGACAGCACAACGGCGCGAAGCTGTGCGCGCGACATAATCACTTCACCATAGGGCGGAATCCACTCAGGAGGTCCGCCAGATGGCTGAAGATTATCACCACGGTGTCCGCGTTCTGGAAGTCAATGAAGGAACGCGCACCATTCGTACCGTCAGTACCGCTGTTGTCGGGATGGTCTGCACGGCAGACGACGCCGACGCGGCTGCATTTCCTCTTAACACGCCGGTGCTTATTATTGACGTGCTCACAGCGTCCGGGAAAGCAGGCGAAACCGGCACCCTTGCCCGTTCTCTGGATGCGATTGCCGACCAATCCAAACCCGTTACCGTAGTGGTGCGCGTTGAACAGGGTGAAACCGAAGCGGAAACCACGTCGAATATCATCGGCGGCGTGACAGCCCAGGGTAAACGCACCGGCATGAAAGCGCTGCTGACCGCCAATAACCAGCTCGGCGTGAAACCGCGTATTCTGGGGGTTCCCGGTCATGACACGCAGGCGGTCGCGTCTGAACTGCTGAGCGTGGCGCAGTCCCTGCGCGGCTTCGCGTATCTGGCCGCCTATGGCTGTAAAACCGTTCAGGAATGTATCGATTACCGCGCCAACTTCGGTCAGCGTGAAGGTATGTTGATCTGGCCTGATTTTACAGGCTGGGACACGGTGACAGATGCCGAACAGACGATGTACGCCACCGCCCGTGCGCTGGGCCTGCGCGCCAAAATTGACAGTGACACCGGCTGGCATAAGTCGCTTTCCAACGTCGCAGTGAACGGCGTCACCGGTATTTCCGCCGATGTGTTCTGGGACTTGCAGGATCCGGCAACCGACGCGGGCCTGCTGAACAAAAACGACATCACCACGCTTATCCGCTCTGATGGTTTTCGCTTCTGGGGTTCCCGCTCCCTGAGCGATGATCCGCTGTTCCAGTTTGAGTGTTACACCCGCACCGCGCAGGTTCTGGCGGACACCATGGCAGAGGCCCACATGTGGGCGAATGACATGACGCTGACCCCGTCACTGGCCCGCGACATTATCGAAGGCGTGAAGGCCAAAATGCGCTCGCTGGTCAGCCAGGGTTATCTGCTGGGCGGGGACTGCTGGTTTGACGACAGCGTGAACAATAAGGACACAATCAAGGCCGGGAAACTGTGGATTGACTATGACTACACCCCGGTCCCGCCGCTGGAAAATCTGATGTTCCGCCAGCGTATCACTGACCGTTATCTGGTCGATTTTGCCAGCCAGCTTAAATCCTAAGGGGACGTTATGGCACTGCCACGCAAGGTTAAATACCTGAATCTGTTTAACGCCGGTCAGAACTGGATCGGCCTGGTTGAGTCCGTCACCCTGCCAAAGCTGACGGAGAAAATGGAGAAGTACCGGGGCGGCGGTATGCCGGGTTCGGTGGATATCAGTCTGGGCCTGGACGATGGCGCGCTGGATACAGAATTCACCATCGGTGGTACTGAGATCCAGCTGTTCAAGCAGATGGCGACACCCACTGTGGACGGAGTTCAGCTGCGTTTTACTGAATCCCTGCAACGTGACGACACCGCCGAAGTGACCGCACTGGAGCTGGTTACCCGTGGCCGCTATAAGGAGCTGGATTCCGGTGAACACAAGCAGGGCGACAGCTCAACCACCAAAGTGACCTGCACCAACACTTACGTGAAACTCACCATCAATGGTGAGGAGCTGTATGAAGTGGACACGGTGAACATGGTCTGGAAAGTCGGTGGCGTGGATATGCTTGAAGCGCACCGCACCGCGCTGGGCCTTTAATTTAAACGGGCGCGCCTTCCGCGTCCGTCTTTACTTCTCTTTTCTGAACGGAACACATCATGACCAAAGAAACCGAAACTACCGGCACCGAACCACGCACCACCGCAACCGTCACCCTGGACTGCCCGATCCAGCGCGGTAAACAGACCATTGAAACCATCACCGTGCGCAAGCCACAGTCCGGCGCGCTGCGCGGCACCCGTTTGCAGTCGCTGATGGAAATGGACGTGGACAGCATGATGGTGGTGTTGCCGCGCGTCACCACGCCGTCACTGACCCGTGAGGAAGTGCTTACCCTGGAGCCGGGCGATCTGTTGCAGTTATCCGTGGAGCTGGTCAGTTTTTTGTTACCGAAGTCGGCAACTGCCGGTTTCCCGACAAATTAACTGTTGATGATTTAATTGCCGATATCGCCACGATCTTTCACTGGCCGCCCGATGTAACCGGCGATATGTCGCTGACAGAACTGCTGGAGTGGCGGCACAAAGCCATTTTACGAAGTGGGGCCGCCGATGAGTGACCGTAACCTGCGTTTGCAGGTTGTATTAAATGCCGTTGATAAGCTCACCCGCCCGTTTAAGGATGCGCGTGCCGGTTCTCAGGAACTGGCCGCCGCCATCAAAAAATCCCGTGATGCCCTGAAACAGCTCGACCAGGCTGGCGCGAAGCTCGACGGGTTCCGCACCCTGCAACAGTCCGTGAAACAGACCGGTGCCGATCTGGCGCAGGCCCGCCTGCGCGCCCAGATGATGACTCGAGAAATGGCGGGGATGGAAAACCCGACAAAGAAACAGACCAAAGCCCTGGAAGACCAGTGGCGGGCCGTGTCACGTCTGGAGAAAAAACAGCAGGAAGAAACCGGGCAGCTAAGCCGGGTCCGGGCGGAGCTGTACCGGCTGGGAATTTCTGCCAAAGACGGCGCCGGCGCAACGGAAAAAATCCGCCGGGAAACGGCCCGCTATAACGATGAACTTCGGGAACAGGAAGCAAGGCTGAAGCGCGTCGGGGAACAACAGCGCCGCGCAGCTGCTGCGCGCGCGCAGTACACCCGCTCGCTGGAAATCCGTGACCGGATGGCCGGAGCCGGTGCCGCTATGACGGCGGCGGGCGTGGGAATGTCCGCGCCGGTGCTGTCCGCCGTGAAAAGCTATTCCAGCCTGGAAGATGCCATGAAGGGTGTCGCCAAGCAGGTTAACGGCCTGCGCGACGACAGCGGCAACCGCACCGCACAGTTTTATGAAATGCAGGCGGCCATCAAGCAGGCGGGTGAGCAGTTACCCATGGCAAACGGTGCGATTGACTACGCCGCCCTGGTGGAAGGTGGCGCGCGCATGGGGATCGGGGGCGATGCCAAAACATGGGAAGAACAGAAAGCGGATTTGCTGAGGTTTGCGGCGGTGTCCGCCAAAGCGGCTACGGCTTTTGAGCTGCCCGCCGATACCCTGGCGGAAGACCTGGGGAAAATCGCCCAGCTCTACAAGGTTCCAACAAAGAATATCGAGCAGTTAGGCGATGCGCTTAACTACCTGGACGATAACGCCATGTCCAAGGGTGCCGATATCATTGATGTGATGAAGCGTATGGGCGACACCGCCAACCGGCTGGACTACAAAAAAGCCGCTGCGCTGGGTTCCACCTTCCTGTCGCTCGGTTCGGCACCGGAAGTGGCCGCCAGTGCCGCCAAAGCCATGGTGCGTGAACTGTCCATCGCTTCCATCCAGAGCGACCGTTATCAGGAAGGTCTTAAGCGGCTGAATCTCGATCCGTTCGAACTGCAAAAGGCCATGGTGACCGATTCCATGGGCACGATTATGCGTGTGCTGGACCAGGTCAACAAACTGAAGCCGGAAGACCAGACGCCACTGTTAACCATGCTGTTTGGTAAGGAGTTTGGAGACGATGCGACCAAACTCGCCAACAACCTGCCGGAACTGCGCCGCCAGCTTGCACTGACGCAGGGCCAGGGCGCGCTGGGTTCTATGCAGAAAGAATCCGACATCAACAAGGATTCACTGTCCGCGCAGTGGATGCTGGTAAAAACCGGGGCGGCCAATGCCATGAGCAGTCTGGGCGAAACGCTGCGCGGTCCGCTGCTGGAAATCATGGGGTACATCAAAAAGGTTACCGGCGGTATCAGAAGCTGGGTGGAGAACAACCCGAAGCTGGCTGGCACAATCATGAAAGTGGTGGCGGCGGTGGCAGCCATCACCACGGTGCTGGGTGCGCTGGGCCTGGCTGCTGCGGCCATTCTGGGACCGCTGGCGATCATGCGGTTTGGGTTCAGTTTCCTGAGCGGCGGCGCGCTGTCGCGCCTGCTTCCGGGGTTCGGCGGACTGGCGGCCATTATTGCCCGCCTGGCTCCGGGGCTGGCCGGTGCCGGTGGCGGGATCCGGGCATTACTGGCAAGCCTTCAGAATACCGATGCGGCTTCCGTGCTGGAGCGCATCCGGGAAGCCCTGTCCGGGTTCGGTGGGGATGACGAGGAAGGCGGCATACTGGATGCGCTGCGCAACGGGGTACTGAAGCACCTGAAAGAGCAGGCAGAGAACGCGGGCGGCGCGCTGGTCGCCGCGTTCCGTAACCCTGTCGCCACGCTGTCAGCGCTGCGGGGGCATGTTGCCGGGCTGGCAACGGCAGGTTTTGGGATGCTGGGTACGGCGGTGAGCCGCTTCGGTAATATCCTGCTGGCGCTTGTCACCTCGCCGCTGGCGCTGCTGCGCACGGCATTAATGGCAACCGGCGGCCTGCTGGGCGCGCTGCTGAGTCCCGTCGGGCTGGTCGTTATGGCGCTGTCTGCCGTCGCACTGGTTGTCTGGAAATACTTGCAGCCCATCACGGCATTTTTATCCGGGATGGTGGAAGGGTTTCAGGCGGCTGCCGGGCCGGTTAAGGAAGCGTTCGAACCCCTACGCCCCGTGTTCACCTGGATAGAACAAACAGTGAAAGGACTGTGGAAGTCATTCACCGATTTGCTTTCCCCTGTCAAATTTACCTCTGATGAGCTGAGCAATGCGGCAGATATGGGTAAACGTTTCGGCCAGGCGTTAGCAGATGGTCTGGCGCTCGTAATGAGTCCTCTTGAGTCGCTTAAGTCGGGCGTCTCATACCTGCTGGATCTGATGGGTCTTGTCAGCGATGAGTCTAAAAAAATGCCTGATGCCGGTAAGGTAACCGGGAATGCTTATTTGAAATACGGTAACGAGCAGGCCCGAAATTTTACTGTGAGCGGTTATGAGGTTGGCGCGTACGATTCCGGTGGCTACCTGCCCGCCGGGAAAGTGGGCATTGTCGGGGAGAACGGCCCCGAGCTGATAAACGGGCCGGTCAATATCATGAGCCGTCGGCGAACTGCTGCACTGGCTGCCGCTACGGCGATGGCGTTCGGCAGCCTGTCACAGCCTGTTGCCGCGAAACCACTTCATCCGCTAAGCCTGCCGGTAACGGAATACCGTCAGCCGTCAGCCGGACTGCAAGGCGGTGATCTGTCCGTTTCATCCGGTCCGGCAAAATATGAAATCAACATTCACCAGGCACCGGGTCAGAGCGCGCAGGATGTGGTGGCGGAAGTTATGCGCCAGCTCGACGCGCGGGAGCGCCAGCGCACCGCCGGTCGCCGCAGTAGCTTCAGTGACAGAGGGGATTTTGAACCATGATGATGACCCTGGGCCTGTTTGTATTCATGCTGAAAACCGTCCCGTTCCAGCAATTGCAACTGCAACAGCAGTGGCGACATGCCAGCAACAATCGTGTGGGCCTGCGCCCGTCGCTTCAGTTTTTGGGGCCGGACAGCGATGTGATAACCCTGTCCGGGGTGCTGATGCCCGCCATCACCGGCGGGCGGTTGTCCATGCAAATGCTGGAGTTGATGGCGGAAACCGGCAAGGGCTGGCCGCTGCTGAAAGGCAACGGGACCATTTACGGCATGTTCGTGATCGAGAATATCGGGCGAACGGAAAGCGAGTTTTTCAGCGACGGTTCACCGAGAAAAATTGAATTTACCGTGACGCTGAAACGTATGGATGAGTCGCTCAGTCAGATGCTGGGCGACCTGTCCGGGCAACTGACCCAGCTTAAGGACAACGCGGTCAGCAGTGTGGGGGGTTTGCTGTCATGACAGATATGACCATGTTTGCCGGTAGTGAATGTGTCCCTGCTTACCGGGTGATGATGAAGGACCGGGATATCACGCAGAACCTTGCGCCCCGGCTTATTGCCCTGACGCACACCGATAACCGTGGCTTTGAGGCTGACCGCCTCGATCTGGAACTGGACGACGCATACGGCCTGCTGGAACTGCCGCGCCGGGGTGCGGTACTGTCGCTCGCGCTGGGCTGGAAGGGAAAGCCGCTGATCGTCAAAGGGGATTTTACCGTTGATGAGATTGAGCATTACGGAACGCCGGACCGCATCACCGTGCGGGCGCGTAGCGCGGATTTTCGCGCCACGCTGAACACCCGCCGGGAGAAGTCCTGGCATCAGACCACCGTGGGGAAAGTGTGTGAAGAAATCGCCGCCCGGCACAGGCTGGAAACGGCCATCGGTGCGGACATGGCCGCACAGGATGTGGACCACATCGACCAGACCAATGAATCAGACGGGTCATTTCTGATGCGGCTGGCCAGACAGTATGGCGCGATTGCGTCCGTTAAGGCTGGCAGGCTGCTGTTCATCCGGCAGGGCCAGGGCAAAACCGCCAGCGGGAAAGCGCTGCCGGTTGCCACAATTACCCGCCAGTCCGGCGATCAGCACCGCTTCAGCCTGGTTGACCGGGAAGCCTACACCGGCGTGATCGCTTCCTGGTTGAACACCCGCGAGCCGGTAAAGAAAGACCCGGCAAAGGTGAAGCGCATGCGTCGTAAGTCCAGCACATCGGAGACTAAAACCCCTGAAGCAAAACAGGGGGATTACCTCATCGGTACGGATGAAAACGTTCTGGTTCTGAGTCGCACCTATGCCAACCGGCGCAACGCAGAGCGCGCCGCAAAGGCGACATGGGAACGGCTTCAGCGTGGCGTGGCGTCGTTTTCTATCGGGCTGGCGCTGGGGAGGGAGGATTTATTCCCGGAGTTGCCGGTCAAGGTAAGCGGGTTCAAACAGCAGATTGATGAAGCTGACTGGATTATTACCACAGTCACCAACTCCATTAACGACAATGGCTTTACGACGTCACTGGAACTGGAAGTAAAGATTACCGATCTGGATATAACTTAAAGCGAGACGGTTTAATTATGCAACTTAAAAAGTTATAATTCTTGCAAATGCAAATTAAGGATACCCAAAAAATGATGAATTGCCCTTTATGTGGAAATGCTGCGCACACGCGCAGCAGTTATCAGGTATCTGTAAATACAAAAGAGCGTTATAACCAGTGCCAAAATATTGAATGTGGTCATACATTTATAACACACGAAACTTTTGTACGCTCTATCGCTACACCGCACCGCATTAACCCTGCCCCACCCCACCCTTGCGCTAATGGGCAAAGTCATATGAATTTCTAAAGAACCCGCTATGCGGGTTTTTTTATCAGATTCACATACTCGACTCCATGTTTTATTTTGCAAAATCAAACATTGAAAACTGGTTATGCGCACAGTAGTTTTAATGGCATAGAATGAGGTGCTATTAATGACTATACGCAAGCAATCAGACGGAAAATGGCTCTGTGATGTTTATCTTGATGGTCGGGATGGAAAACGGATCAGAAAAAAATTCGCGACTAAAGGCGAAGCTATTGCCTTTGAAAGCCACACGCTAGAAGAAGCCAACAAAAAACCCTGGCTGACGGAAAAAGAAGACAGAAGGAAGCTAAGTGAAATCATCGACCTGTGGTATCAACTCCACGGGCGTTCTCTGGCCGATCAGAAAGGAAGATTAGGCAAGCTAAACATTATCTGTCGTGGTCTCAATGACCCTATCGCTTCGCAGCTTACAGCTAAAGATTGGGCGCATTATCGGAATAACAGATTAAGCGGGTTTATCGAAAATGGTTACAAAACTAGCCAAAAGTCTCTGAAAGTTTCTCCCGGAACGGTGAACTGCGAACATGCATTTCTACGTGCCGTATTTAACGAATTGATACGCCTTGGGGAGATTACTTACCCTAACCCACTTACGAACATCCGCTTGTTCGATGAACCAGAAAAGGAAATGGCCTGGCTTACGACTGAGGAAGTTGCTCGCCTGCTGAGAACCTGCCGGGGCCATGGTAACCCTGACCTGACGATGATCGTTAAAATCTGCCTGGCTACCGGCGCAAGATGGAGCGAAGCGCAAAGCATCACGAAGATTAATCTGTCACCAAACAAGCTTACTTTCTTCAAGACGAAAGGGAAGAAGAACCGGTCCGTTCCGATATCTAATGATCTTTACAATGAACTTATTGAGAGGGAAGGAAAGCCGTTTGAACCCTGTTATCGGCAATTTTACAGGGTCTTGCGCTGGGCAAAAATAGAGCTTCCTGAAGGACAAATGAGCCACGTGCTTCGTCATACTTTCGCAAGTCATTTTATGATGAAAGGCGGCAATATCTTAGTTCTTCAAAGAATTCTTGGGCATTCTGATATTCGCGTCACTATGCGTTACGCTCATTTTGCACCGGACCATTTAGAGGACGCTCTATTATTCAACCCCCTTTCAGCGGGGCTGAGCGTGACTACAAAATGACTACAGAGATAAAACTGGAAGCAATACGGTGCAATCTGGTAAGCGATAACTACTTGAAATGCGGTCTAAGCCTTGGTACAAGGGAGTAGACAAAAAAAGACCGAATACGATTCCTGTATTCGGTCCAGGGAAATGGCTCTTGGGAGAGAGCCGTGCGCTAAAAGTTGGCATTAATGCAGGCTGAAATCGCCTTGCCCTTTAAGAATAGATTACGATGTCAGGTTTTCCAGTCCGCGACAAAAGTGGTTCAAAAAAACGCTTCTCATCCGTAATCACTTAATAAAAAACCGCAATCCGTGGCTCACGGTATTGCGGTTTTTTTATGGCCGTTACAGGCAGCGTGGGTTTAGCAAAGGGTTTGCGCTTTTTTGATAAATGGCGCCAGGCTTTTCTTCTCGCCTGGCTTCGCCGGATTGTCTACCAGCAACACATCAATCGACTGCCCCGTGGTTTTCCCGGCTCTCACTTGCGCCATGGCTTCATCGTTAATGGGATACTGCATCAGCGTCGCCGGGTTAATGACAAATAACGCATTGCCTGGCCGACACGTGAGCATCACCTCTTCACGGTTGAACGCCCAGTTGTCTTTACCCATCTCAAAGCGGCTTACCGTAATCACCTGTGGCGCAGCGGCTGCCGTTCCCGCACAGGCCAGTAATAGCAGTGAAAGTACTGTTTTTTTCAT